ACCGGCATGAGAGGGCAACGCAGGTGACAATAGCGGCACGGGGGTCGTTAGACATCTATCTCACCGCTTCCTGCAGGAAATTACGGCAATCGCATGAATGTTGTTGTTCCATCAGCCATCGGTATTTGCTGGAAGTCATAACGAGATGCTTCTCCTCTTCAGTACTCAGTTTCTCCGGCAGGTTGTCGATCAGCCGGGTGATTACCGCGTCGAAGTCCTGAAGGTTCAACATCCCTTTCAGGATCTCCATGCGGCCTTTGGTCTCGATCCTTACCTGCACGGTGCTTGTCGTGCGTTCGGGTTCGGTTGCTGCTGTGGGGTTGGCCGCTGCCTGTTCTGCGGGCGGTTCCTGCTTCTTTGGTATGGGTTTTTTACTTGCCATTTTTAATCTCCTTTAATGCATCCTGATATCCTGCCCCGCTGCCGAATACATGCCAATACGGGCAGATATGAACGTCAAGAAGCGGGATAGTTTCGAACTTCAGGGTTTTGTTCAGTATCTCGGCAGATACAAACGGGTAGATCCGGCACGCAAGTGGGCGCATGGGATATGATAATGCACACCCGTCTTTTAATGCACCGGGGCACCTGCCCGCCCGGAACATCCAGCCGCCGTTCACCCTGACCGGGTGGCCCGCCTCGATAGCATCATTCCCGATGAAATGCTGCAGGACGGCATATTCTGATTCCGATAGCCACGGGTTCGCGCAACAACTACCCCCGCACATCCGGCAGTATTCGTGTAGTTCGGTCATGGTTCAGATCTCCGTGTCGTCATGGAGGACATAGACACGTTGCGCGGGTTTCTTCTCTTCCGCCGGTTTGATTCCATCGACATAACATACTAAATATCTCATGGGATCCATGCCGTGATCGTTCTCCTTTTTTGGTTCTTCCTTGTTGGGTTTGCCGTCCTTTGAAGGAGTCCAGATATATGATTCGATTTCCTGTTCAGTGCATACCGGCTTTTTATCGTTGATTAATAGCGGGTCAGCCTCCACCAGCGCATCGCTCATGATGAAAAGACGGGGCTTGTTATCACCAGATTTACGGAGCCTGACCTGAACAGCCTGGATACCCAGGGATACGGATTTCATGGCGGCTTGTGTCAGGATGCCGTGCGCTTCCAGTGTGGCCCGGTCCTCTGCATCATGATCGCAGATGGTTGCGGCGATCCGTTCTCCTTGTGAGAGGTAGTTAATCATGGCCGCGTGGTCGTTCCCGTTCGGGTCGCCGCCCACAATCCGATGCGTCATGTAGATTTCACGATACATAAACAGCCGACCGTCGGGATCCATCGCCCACCACTGGCACACGAACGGGTTCGTATATCCGAAATCTACCGCACGAAACCGAACCCAATCCGACGGGATGGGAAACGGATTTATCAGGTGGACGTCCCGATCATACTCCTCGTAGATCACGCCTTCTGCTGCAGCCCATTTCCCAAGGAACAGGCGCAAGTACCGGACCCCCGTTAAGCTCTTGAGCACATCCATTGTCCGGCGGCCCTGTTCGGTGATTGCATGGGTGATCGGGTTATACAGGACGGGGTTATCCTCATGCCGGGATTCGATGAATTTTAATCGCCCTTTTTCAGCACGAGACCGGATCCAATGAGTTGGGGGTGCCGGGTTGCAATCTGCCATAACCTGCGCATACGGCATGTTGCCAGCCCGGCCTGTGGTTCTGGTGGTGATAATTTCCCAATCATTCAGAGTGAGCTCTTCAGCCTGGTTGACATAAACGACATCCCATTCAGAAGAAAGGACTTTATCGGGAACATCCATACCCCCGAGATAGATGTGGCTGCCGTTCGGGTACAGGTATCCCTCGGTATGCTCTCCCCCAAGTTTCTGGACGGGTGTTTTCCGCTGGTCGAACCTGCCGGCGCCGTCATTCGCAGTGGGATCCCACGCGCCAAGCACCTTTCTTTCAAACGTGAGGAGGACGGATGTTTTCAGGCTTTTGTATGTTTTCCTTACGATGATAGCCTGTGAGCCGGGATATTTCCACATTAATGCATCGAGTTTTTCTAATGCGGTGCGGGTCTTTCCGGTCTCTGCCGGGCCCGCGATAATCACTTCGGCAGCCTTGCATTTCCAGAGTTTAAGCCCGCCCCCATATGGCTGGAACCCCTGATCCGTACCTGTGGGAGATTCAATAATTGTATAGGGGTATGACATTGCCTCGCTCATAGATCATCCATACTCACGCCGCGTAGGATCTTTACTGCCAAGGGTGCCCCGTCTTTCCCGGTGATCTCGTGTTTCTCTGTCAGTTCGCCGGTCGCCTTTGCCCGTAGTTCAATTGCCCCCCGGGATTCACGGAGCGCAGAGCAGGCCCCCCGCACGTCCTCGTTGGATAACGCGAGATTATAAAGCACATCTGCCTTATCCTTGTGCTCGTCAATCAGATCGAAAAACGACCGGGTTTCCCGCTCCTCTTTCGCGGTGCTGGTTTTGACCGCTTTCTTACCAATATGCCCGGAGTCCTTGTGCCGTTTGAGTGCACTTTTTGATATATCGAAATGTTCCGAAATGGTGCGTAATGTTTCGTTTGGATCGACTAACGCCAAATCGATCTTATTTCGATCCTTATGAGAGCAGATGCTACATTTTCGGGCCATCTTGGATTCTCCAAAGTACGCAAATGCGTACTCTCGCGGTCATGTCCACCCGCTCCCTTGCCCCACGGTACCGAGCCGCTGCCAGTGTTCACAGGGTTCCTCGTTCTGCTCCTGCTTCCGCTTGTCTAATTCAGAACACTTCATCCACCAGTGACAGGTTGAACATTCGGAGGTCATCGGGTATTCCTCCATCCTCTTGCTGCCGTGTACCAGTAACAGATATTCAGTGGCACGAATGCCCAGGCGAGCACGGACCCGCTGACCGCCAACAGCACCCCGATAAGAGATAAGAGCGTCATGTCTTGCCCTCATCCCGTCTGTATTTCAGGCCAAGATCCAGCACTTTGGCCGATACGGAGGAGTGCGTCCGGCCTAACCGCTGGCAAATAATCCGGGTATCCACTTTCCCATAGTACCGGGTGAGCATGGCGATCTCGGTATCCGTCCACATTTTCTTGGCGGTTTTCCCGAGTTGCCGTTCCAGTTCCGCGTCAAATCCGATATCAGGGATTATTATAGTGTCTGGTGAATAGTTGGACTTGTCCAACTTCTTCGAGGTGGCGTTCATCGCTTTTTATCCCTCCCTACGGTCTTGCAGGGGCTGACCACATTGGCGATCCCGCTGGTATCTACTGCGATCCTTTTGGGGCCGTCCACTATCAGCGATACCCAACCGATATGCGGCGGGCTGATGATGCCTTTTTTGACCGCAAAAACCGTCTTACCCTGCCAGCAGGGGGTGATGAGCGCCAATCCGCTGGCAAACTGCGAGCATACGAACTGGTGACGATGGGAGAATACCGCCACGTGGATCCTGCCGTATTTGTCCTCAGCCTGGTTGAGGTAGAGCAACATCTGATCGCGGGCCGGTGCGGTGGTCATATACTGCCACGTGCTTTGGCTCATGCCGATAACGTGCCGGGCGAATATCCTGATCCCGCATTCTTCGATTACCAGTTCATCTCCGAACTCCCCGCCCATGGTTTCAGCGATATAGAGATCCGCGCTAAGACCGTCCGGCAGCTGGTGGTAATCCGTCCCCGCGGTGAAATACATCGGGACTTTCGGCAGGGTGCGGAGGACCTTGATACACGCGGCGCATTGGGTGAAGAGTTCCGGTGTGACTAATCCCCGCCCGCCTTCTTTTCGTTGTGCCCCTTCAATTAAATCCCCGTTCAGGATAATGACATCCGGCTTCTCTTTCTTAGAGGACGCCAGCATCTTGAGCCAATGTGCCCAGATGGCTTTATTCACGGCGTTCTGCGGGATCTCTTCGATCATATCGGTTCGGGGGTTCTTTGCAGTGAAGTTCGGCGGCCAGAGCCCCCATTTGCTGCCTACGTGCAGGTCGGATAAGAGCAGGATTTTTTTCATAGCGGGAGCACGGCCTCCATGTTATCCCGCAATACCTGATGCAGGGCCTCGCCCAATTGGTTGATCGGGTGGTGGTCGGCTTTTAGGCAGTCGATACTGTAAATCTCTTTGATAGCTTCAATCATTTCGTGACAGAATACTCCATACTGTAATTCCGGGCAAAGGTCGGGGTCAATCTTGATCTCCATCGTCCGTGCGTTGAACGAGCCGCAATTACTATCATCGGTCATCAATCCTTTTTCATACTTGACCACGACGGTATATCCGCCGACCTTTACGGTTTTAGGTATCGTCTGGCGCCTCCATCAGTTCCTCAATATCCTTGAGTTTGCATCCTTTTGTGGCGTACCGTGTGAGCCCCTGATGGAACGCCCCCGGCTCGAAATAATAGGCCTCCCTGTCATTCCAAAGGACAAGGTAAATATCCCGCCCGTCCTGGTAGATCTCCCCCACCTGTTCCATTATTCATACCCCACAAGCGGCCCCCGCTGCAGTTCCTG